CCTTATAGGCATCGTAGGTGAAGTCCGTTGGCGAAACGCTGTCGCCCGTGTACACCGGCTTCAAGCCCGTCTCGATGTCAAGCTGGAAGCTGGTCATGACGTTGGCAAACTGCGTGGTCTTGGGGGCGACCCCCGCCGTGTCCATCCAGAAAGTCGTCGGCGGGACGATGGCGATTTCAACCGTGCGGTCAACGATGGACTGCGTGATGGCGCGGGTTGCCGTGCCCGTCGCCCCACCGACGCCGTTGCCGACGCTGGTGTTCAGGGTGAAGGTGCTCGCGCCCGTCTTGATGATGGTCCACGTGCCGTTTGCCGCCGTGTTCACCAGATGGCTGCCGATAATCACGGTGTCGCCCGTGGCGTAACCGTGCGCGGTTGCCGTCGTGATTTCAATTGGCGTGGCGTTCGTGCTGGAGGCAATCGCCACGGCGTCGTTCTGGTCGTGCCCCGCGTACCAGCCGCTTACGTTGGCCTCCAGTTGCTTGCTGGCCTCACCCTTGAAGGTGATTTTGTCGAACACGCTCCCGGCTGCCCGGATGGTTCCAACATCGTAGCCGTATTCGAAGGTATACGTCTGGGGGTTCCAAGGCGTGTAGGGCGTGATGGGCGCAGGGAAGGGCCACGTGTAGACAGGGCCGCCCGTGGGCGCGACGCTGCCCTTGATGCCACCCGCCAGAAGGAACAGGATGTCCTCGTAGGTGACGTGGGTGTTGAAGTTGAAAGCCCCGCCTTTCATCAGATTGGCCGAGAGGTAGCCGGGGACGACCGTGCCGCGCTGCTCGTCAAAGACGGTGCTTTTGAGCTTCGGAGAGAAGGACGGCAACGGCTGGACGCCCATCATCTTTGCGGTTGGAATGGCGGGCGTATTGAAGGTGGTTTCTTTGAAAACATTGAGGCCAATTAGCCTCGTGGCAAGGACGCTGGAAGTGGTCATGTGATTCTCCTATTGGCCTATAGTCAGTTGGAAGGCTTCCTTCACACTAAGGGTGAAGAACAGGGCAATGAACTGGGTGGAGCCGTACTCGTAAGGGTCGCTCGGGCCAGCCCACTCCACAATGGGCGCTTCAAGGATGTACGGCAGACGCGGGAATTGAACCGAGTTGCCCAACTGCAAGTGCGCCGCGAAGGCGGTAAAGACCGCGTTGCGCCAGAATAAGGTCTGCTTGATGCCAAGTTTCAGGTTGGTGTTCTGCTCCCTGCGCAGAACACAGAGCACCATGCGCACACGGGTTTCAATCCACTGGATGCCGCCAATTGCAAGGAAGTTCGTCTTGTTCTCAGACGGCGAAAGCTCGTTGATGAAGAACGGGCACTTGGCGCTCGCCATGTCGGATGGCAGATACGGCTCCGCTGCTTGAATGGTGGTCACGTAGGCCGAGCCGCCCGGAAGGGCAATTGTTTTCTGAATTGCCGCGATGCGCTCAAGCCACTCGTTGGACTGGTCTAGGAAGGCCATTAGGAAAAACTCGGTTGCCAAAGTTTGGCGTCGGCTTGAATGTCAGCCGGAATAGCCAGCGGAATTTCCATCAACCCCAAGCCACCTGCGCCCGTGACGACCCGGCCCAACGGGGCTTCGCGCAGCTTGTAATGCCACCACGCCAAGCGGGCAATGATGCTGATGAGACTGTCGGGAATGGTGTCGTAGCCGCCCGTATACGTCCACTTCACTTGCAGTTGCCCGGTAGACAACGGCGGGAGGGCCGGGGCAGGCAGCAGTATTACGTGGGCGCTGTCTGGCCGGGGCGGGTCTGTGAATGGCGGCAGGATGATGTTGTCGGCTGTCAGGGTAAGGGTCTTGTATGCAAGGCTGGCAGCAGTAAGGTCGCGCACCGTGACCGCCGCGACCGCCGTGACGGGTATCCGCTCCCGCGCAAAAAGATGGAGCCACCCCCGCCCGTCCACGAAGGGACTGAACGCCTGCACGTTGGCTTCCTCGTCCTCGTCAAAGTGGCAGCCACAGAGTGCGTTCCACTTCTGTTCAGCCCACGCGATGGCCTGAGAAAGGAAGGCGTCGTCGGGCGTCGTGGCCGTGTCGTTGTCCAGCCCGTAGGCTTTCAAGTCGTTCAAGGAGATGTACACGCCGTCGCCAGTTGCCATGCCTCATGCCTTCCCGTCAACGAATAGTACAGCAGAATCACTTGGGGCTAAAATCGGGCCAGCCGCGCAAAACCTTCCTTTCGGGCGAAAACGAATAGTACAGCCCGAAAATGCGACTGAAAACCCTGAAATGTTAATAAGTGTTGGAATTCGCATAAATAAGTAGAGCCTTAGAATTTTGCCGACATCTGTTAAGGTTTAGTGTCATTTTGCCTTAACAACCATGTTAAAGGGGCCAAAACACCCCGAAAGTGGGGTCATTGAGCACTGCTACACTACCCGCAGGGCGTCGTATGGCCATACAGGGCAAGAATAGTGCCCGCGCACAAACACTAAGGCGGTTTCACAGCGGCGCGGATTGGGCATTCTAGAACCTTAGCGAAAATTAAGCTGCTCGTAATATCTTGGGCCTGCGCCCAAAATCGCCTTTAACATTCGGCGGGCCGCTTTCGCAATGTTAAAGGTCTAGCCAGCCGGAGCCGCCAAGATGCGATTGCCGCGAAAGTTCGCTGCATTACCGGACGCCGACATCTGTTAAGGTTCGGGGGGTGGGGGCGGTTGTCGGCTTGAAGCCGGCTCTCGTCCGTCCCCACCCATGGATTGGAGGAGTGAACCTTAAGCGTCCACCCGTGCGCCTTGGATGGCAGCTTGGGCGAGCGGGTGATAGCACTTCAAGGTTTCACCGAAGAACACGTCGAAGGGAATGCTGCGCTTGGTGCGCCCGAGTTCCCAATACGTGTAGGGCGTCTGAACGTCCAGCCCGAAGGCGTTGCCCGTGCGGGAGTAGCGGTAGGACGGGGGCATCTGCTCGGTCAGGAACAGGAATGTCCCATCCGGGCAGTAAGGATGCGCCCACACGTCGATGGCGGCCTGCACGCCCATCATGGACGATGCGAACTTGTTGGTGTAGCCGCCGATGTAGAGGCCGCCGATAATCTTGTTGCGGTCCTCGTAGATTTCGGCGCGGAACATCGCACCGCTGTTCGCGGCGACGAGCTTGTTACCGAGGCTGGTCACGCCGTTGGGGGAGGTGACAATCAGCGAGGGGCTGATGTGCCACGTGGTCCACAGGTTGTTCAAGATGGAGTCGAACTCCTTGATGCCCGTTCCCAGCGTGGTCAGGCCGAGGCCTGCCATGTCGATGCCGAGATGCGAGCCAACCGCCTGCCCGTAGATGGTGGTCTTTTCAGCCCACGCCGCAAGCCCTTCAAACTGCACCGCACTCACGGAGCCGTCCGCGCCCGGAGCAGCCGCCCCGGAGCCGACGCCGATGACCTGCACACGGTTGACGGTCACGAACGTCTGCCCGGAGGGCACGACAATCGCATCACCGAAGGCGGTCAGTGCGCCGTTGGTGTAACGCAGGTTTGCGACCGTAACGAGCTTGCTGTCAGCCGCGCCTTCCGCGCTCTCGCAGTAAACCTTGTAGCCGAGAGCACCAGCGACGGCGGGCCACGAAACGTCGAGGAAGTCGCAGTCGCCCACGCCGACAGTGATGTTGACCGCGCCAACTGCGCTCTCACCAACGTTGGAGTTGGTCGCCGCGTTGGTCAACGTGCCTTGCCCGGTCAGGGCCGTGACCTTCACGGTCCACGTGCCAGCCGCAAAGGTATTCGCGTTTGAGAGGGTGGATGCCGCGCCCGCAGGAACAGGCGCGGCCAGCGCTGCTTCGTTGCCGAACAGAACGAGCAGTTCATCCAGACGGATGATGGTCGAGAGGGCAATGCTGGTTTCGATTGCAAGCGCGTCGTCCCACCCACGGCTCTGCTGAATGGCTTCCCACTCAACGTCACCTTCGATGGACTGAGACTTGTAATCAGCGGACACCGTGACCGCCGAGGGGGTGGTCGGGTTGCCGTTTGCGCCGAATGCCGTGCCCATGCTCGAGCCGAAGCTGAAAGAGCCATAGCCCAACTGCATTCGCCACGTCGCTTGAGGAGCGCCCATCTTGGGGGTGTCCACGGGCAGCCGGGAGCGCAGCCCTGCGAACATCGGGAGCATCAGCTTGGCTTCGGCTTCGAGGTTGTAACCCACGAAGCCCGTTGCAGCAGTCAAGGCTTTCTTGAAGTCAGCGGGTGTACCGTTGTACCCCGCGCCACCCATCAGGGCGGCAAGTGCTTGGATGTCGTTCACGATAGTTCTCCTGCGCAGTTAAGCGCGAAAGTTCACTGAAATAGACTTGGGCTTGGCTCAGGCAGGCAGGCCGTCTGCGCCGAGGTCGAGCACCTTGAAGCGGGCCGCAGTGGCGATGCCGCCAGCTTGCATACTGCGCACAACCGCCTCGGTCACGCGCTTCTGCAATTCCTGGTCGCTGCCCGCCTTCCTGACGGCTTCGCGGTAGGCGTTGGGGCCTCCCGCTGCCAAGATGGCAAGCGCTTCGTCCTGCGGGGTCTGCGCTGTGACCAGCGAGTTCAGGTCGCCCAGCGGGCCAGCGGGCGCGGCTTTCGTCACGGGCGCGGGCGCGGGGGCGATGTTGGGAGCAACCGGCACGTCAGCCTGTGCCAGCACTGGCGCAGCAGCAGCTTCGGCGGGCGCGGCGTCACCGGCAGCCTTCTCCACCGGAGCCGGAGCAGGGAGCAGCTTCGCAACCGCGTCTTTCAACCCGGCGATTTCCGCGGCCTGTGCGTCAAGCTGCGCCTTGTAGGCGCTCGCATAGTCCGTGGGCGTGCTCGGAGTGGAGGGCGTGGAGGCCGCCGTCATGCTCAGGCCCGAGGTCTGCGCCGAGGGTGGGGTGGAGCTAGACGAGGAGGAAGGCGTGAAGGGAGGCGCAGCAGCAGCAGCAAGCGCCACGTCCGTTTGGGAGGAAGGCGGGTGAGGGGAGGCTGCGCCTGTCTCGGCGCTCTCCGTGTCCGCTGCGACTTTCAGCGCTGCAAGCGCCTGCGCAAGCAGGGCCTTCGCGCCGTCCGGGTCGCTCCCAATCATGTCTGCGGCCTGTCCAAGCTGCGCACCGACTTCTCCGAGCAGTCCGGGCAGTCCGTCTTTGGTCAAATCAGGGGTAGCCATCTTTTCAATCCTTTCGACCCGTCTGTCTTGCGGGTCAAATGAGTATTTGACGCCGAATGCGGCTTCTGCCAATCGCGCAATTCGCCGCCCCAAGATTGCCCACTCCCTGCTGCTGTACTTCTCCTTGCCGCGCCCGCCGTTGTAATAAGCAACGGCAGATTGGCAACGGCCCTTTTCGTCACAGGGCCACGACCAGTTAGCCGGGTCGCCATAGAGTTTCCAGTCAGTGGGGTAGCCACTTGGGGAGGTCAACGGTTCGCCATCGCGTCGCGCAATGCCGACGCTCGAACCACGCTGCTGAAGCTCTTGCAGCATCTTTTCTTTGTCCTCCGCTTCCATCTTGCGGAGGCTGGCATACAGGTCAACGGCGCTTGCAAACTTTTCAATCACGCCGCTGAACTGTGAAACCCAACTTGGGGGGTCGCCGTACACCGCGCCCGCCACTTCAATAGGCAGCACGTTCTTGAAGGGGCGCTGCTCAACCGTGCCGTCTGCCTTCACCAAGGCAAAAGTGGCCGTAGGCACTGCGGGGGCGTCCACGAGGCTGATTTCCTGCGGGATGGCGGTAAAGCGCATCATGCCCGGATTGGAAAGGTCAGTCCAGCGCTTGCCGTACTTGCCGCCCACACTGAAACCCGTATAAGTGCCGTCAAGCACCTTCTGCCATTCGGCGTTGTCCGTGACCTTTACGCCGATGTCAATTGCCTTCTCGCTTTCGTTGGGCCGCAGTTCCAGCAGCTTGCCTGCTGCGATGGGCTGGTGCATGGCCCGCAGGTTGCCCTTGCTCTTGCCCCCGCTGCGCTTCTCTGCTTCTGCCGACCACTGCATGAAGTTGGGCAGGCTGGAAGCGTAGTCCATGATTTCGCCCGCGCTGTCCGGCACTTCCTGCGTGGCGCGGCCCCATATCTCCCGCTTCTCCTCGTCCACCTTTTGCAGTGGGATAAAGAACTGGAGGTCAAGCGCGGCTGTCATCGGTAATCCCTCACGCCCTTCTTGAAGGCGTCCATCATCTTGGTCACAACCTCGTCCTTCTTACCGGGCCAAATTGTGCCGCGCACGGAGCGGGCAAAAATCAATTGCCCACCGTGCGTCTTCCAGACTAGCATGGGCGCACGGATGGGCCGGATGGGCTGATGCTTGCGCCCGAAGATGCCCGTGCCAAAGAGCAAGTATTTCAGGTAGAACGTGCTAAAAAATTCCATCTCCCGGCCCACTGTCAAGATGCGGAAGTTGGTCTTGTTCGCCAGCGTGCCGGTGCGGATATACGTGCCCGTGTTGATGGGCGACGTGCCGTACCTGCTGCGCTGCAAGTTCTGACGCCACGACAAGCCGGCGGCCTGCAAGCCCGCGTCCCAACGGACGGCGGGGTTCTTGAGCCAAGGCTTTGAGTGAAACGTCCACGTGATTGAA